CTTCTTGTTCTACTTCTTGTTCCGCTTCTTGCAATGATTGTCCTGCAACTAATCCACTTATAAAAGCTAATCCTATTTTTTCTAATTCATTTAAGTTTTCTAACATTTATTTTTCCTCCTTAATTATAAATTTCATTCCTGTTTTTTCTTCATTTTCTACTATTACCGTACAAAAAGCAGGTATGCATGATAAATCAACTCCACTTGCAGCTACAAATGATCTAGCAATTGCAATGGCTTTCATTGATTGGTTCACAGCTCCTGCTCCTATTGCTTGTAATTCTACTCTTTTATTTTCTTGTAATCCTCCTGCTATTGCTCCTGCAACACTATTTGGATTTGATTTACTTGATATTTTTAAAATCATTTTATTTTCCATTATATTTTCCTCCTACTTTATTCTTAAACTTGTTTTATTATCTATTATTCTTATTCCTGGTACTAATTCTCCAGTATCTTTAAAGTGATTTTTTATTGCTGTTTTATCAATTTGTGTTGTTATTACTTCTTTCTTAAATTCTGACGGTATTTCATCTTCATTTTCTATCTCAATACTCATAGGATTTTTAGTAATTTTTAATTTTCCTAACTCTGTTGGAATTTCTACTAATCCTAATCGCTCCATATTTTCTTTTACATATTGATAAAACTTATCTAATTTTTTTTCTCCTTGTTTTCTCATATCAGAAAGTCTTTTTTCTTCTGTTTTCATTGCTTCTAATAGACTTTCACTATTCTTTATATACCCAATTATGTTTGAACTTTTATTCTGTAATTCTAATGCTAATTCATTTCCTAATTCATTGTATTCCTCTTCTGTTAGTTCTCCTTCTTGTGCTTTGTCCATTAACTCTACAAATTTATTTGTTATATTATAAAGGCTTAAATTACTCATGTTCTTCCACCTCGATTCTTAATTGAGAATGAGTAGATACTATTAAGCTAATTATTTGTGCATCAATCTTATAAATTTCATTTATTGATTCTCTATTATCTATAAATATTGGTGCTGATGTATTGTAGAATTTTATCAAAGTATTTATAATATCTAGTCCTGCAAGTATCTTATGTGCATTATTTACATCAGCATATGGAACACCATTCACTAATGTATCGCAGCATTCTACAAGTCCACCATTAATTTGTGTATCAAACAATCTAAACCTTACTATCTCAAATTTACTATTTATAGCATTTTCCAATAATTCTACTTTTGTTTTTGTAAATTCTTCTAATGCATATTGTTCGCCCTCTAGTTCCTGGATTTTTTTAGAAATATTTTCTTCTTCATTTTGTAATTCTGTAATACGTTCTTTTGTTTTTTCTTGTATTTCTCTTTCATTTAAAATTTTATTTAGTTTGTTAATTTCTTCAGATATCTCTAATTTTCTATTTTGAAAATATGATATATCTCCATTTGTTAAATTCTTTACTTTTTCCTCTAATTTTTCAATCTCACTTATTTTGTTGTTATATTCTGGTAATGAAGTTATATCAAATGAGTTATCATTTTCTTTTACTTTTTCTATTTCTGTAATTTTATTACTGATTTCAGTTAATTTACTGTTTAATTCTTGAATTTCTTGTTGTAGAATTTCTCTAGCTCTTGTATTTTCATCAAGCCTTATATTAATTGCCTGGCCTTCTTTATTTATTGCATCTTGTTCACTTTTTATATGTAAAGCAAAATTATTTTCAAATTGTTTTTGCATTTCTTCAATCTTTTCAGTTTCATATTCTCGTTTACAAGTTGGACAAATAAATGAATCCGGGTCAAATGTTAATCTTTTATTGCTAACTTCATCCCATTTTTTATACAATTCCTGTTTTCTATTTTGATCTTGTTTAATTTTAAATAATCTTTCATTATCTTCGTCTTGTTTATTTCTAATTTTACTTTCTAGTATTCTTTTCTCATTTTGCAAATTAATTAACTCTGAAGAATATTTTTGCGAGTATTCAGTTTCTTTTTTCAATTTATAGTCTGATAATTCTTTTTTTGCTGCAGTTAACTGGTCTGCAATTTTCATGTTTTCTTTTGCTCTTGCTTGAACATCTGTCATCTCTAATTCTGTAGTTTTTAATTGACTGTTAAGTTCTTCTTTTTCTTTCTCAATTTTTTCATAGTCAATATTATGTTCTGTAATTAGTGTATTTGTAAGCTCATCAATTCTGACAGGTATTGATTCCTTTTGTTTATTTAATTCTTTTATTTTAGCTTGTACTACTTTTTTATAATCATCAATACTTCTACCTTCTATATTTTTTCTTATTGAACTAAATTCTTCTTTTGAATCAAGTATTTCTTCATCTGATATATTTGCTCCAGAAATGTTTATTAACAATTCTCTTCTTTCTGTCCATTTTAATTGGTTATTGAAGTATGATGGATCTGTAATCAATTTGAATAGACTTTCTGGTATTAAACTATTTATTTTTTCTTCATAATCTTTTTTCTTTACTGGTACTTCATCTATCCAATAGTTAGTTTCATGTCCAGAAAACTCTTGCTCACTTTGTCCTCTCTTTTTAACCCATTTTTCTTGAAATACTTTCTTGAATGTCATATCTTGACCATCTATTAATAGAGTTGCCTCTACTTCATGTTCTAAAAAATGAATTGGTTTATTTTTTTGATCTAAAGTTTTTATATTAAAATCTTTTTTATCATTGCTGTCCTTATCAAAAAATAACCATTTAAATGCATCAAATATTGTTGTTTTTCCAGTTGCATTTTTTCCATATATATTGGTATTTTGTCCGTTAAAAACAACTTCTAATTCTTTTATTCCTTTGAAGTTTTTTAATTTTAAATTGAATATCTTAATTTCCATAATTATTTTCCTTTCCTTTTTATACTAAATGTTTTTTCAGCATCTTCAGCAGCTTCTTTATAACCACAATCCGGACATATTTCTGTTTTATTATCTCTTCTCGAAAGTGCACCTCTACCTTTTGCATATGTTTTTCCACATTTAGGACATTTTGCCATCTATTCTCCCTCCCTTTTATCTTGATTTTCTAGGTTTTGTGTGTTAGAATAGCATTAAAGCATTTATATAAGTGTTTTATAGAACTATTTGGTACTTTGGTCGGTATTTGGTAGTTCTATTATTTTTGCTTGTTGCTTTTCTTTTTTGTAAAAACCGTCTATTTCATCAATAAGAAGTTCATATCTAGTATCAGTACATAATTCTGATATTTCTCTTCTTTTTATACTTGGATCAGAATAATTATTTGACTCGTTTATAGTTCTTATTTGTAGTAAAATATCTGCCACACTAAACTTAATATCTTTGATTTCCTGGTCCTTTAATGCAATTGTTTCTTCTAATTGCTTTATTTTTAAGCTTTGTTCACTATGTTTTCCCATCATATTTATCTCACCCCTTTCAAATTTCTTAATTTATATTTCATTTTTGCTAATGTTATAATGTGCCATATGTAACAATTATGTAATTTATCTTGCTTTGGCATATCTTCTTTTTCTCCTTTCTTCTTTTGCCTCGTCAATTTCCATTTTTATAATTGAAATAAATAAAATTGGAATTGATATATATACTACTGTCATTATCTGATCCATTATAATTATTTGTGATAACTTTTCAGCAATTATAGAACCTACAATTGGAATCCATATAATTGATGTTCCTAATAAAAATTCAATAATTTTTCCTATAACTTTCATTTGTTATTCCCCTTTCATTCTTTTCTTTCTGTACCATTCTCGTATTGCACTTCCTAAAGCAACTTTTTCTTTTCCATAATCTTCGCTTGGAAAATCATTCACACTAAATATTGCCCTAGCAGTATCAATACTACATCCTCTTAATTCTGCAAATTCAGTTGGGCTATAAAATACATCATCTTTTAATTCTTTCATTTAATATTCCTCCTTTTTTTGTGTGGTGTCCGCAATTTTTAATTTTTTTCATTTTTTTCTCCTTTCTGTGAATTTATTCACATTTTAAGGTAAAATAATATACTCCCTATAATCTAAATTATTATCTTGACAATATTTCATTATCCCATTACAAATTTTAGGACTATGATCTATCGCCTTACTGTTTAATACAGAACTTAAATAAGATGGGTCAACTCCAATTGTTTCAGCAAAAAAAGTTTTATTATTTCTAAAGTTTTGCTTTATTAATTCAAGTACTGCCTCAATATTTAATTTTAACATTTATATCACCTCTCTTTTTTGTGAATTTATTCACATTCATATATTACATTACTGTTTGAAAAAAGTCAATACTTTTTTGTGATTTTTTTCACATTTTTTTATTGACTTTTTTCAAACCCTATTATATACTTATATTTGTAGGAGGTTATTGAAAATGTTTAATAAAGATTTTTTTGCAAATATACTAAAAAAAATTAATGACGAATATCCATCAATGACAGAATTTGCTAAACAAGCATCTTTAGATAGGTCATATATTTCAAAATACATTAATAAAAAACTAAGTAACCCCCCTACTCCTAAAATATTATCTGGAATATCTAATGCTTCAAAAGGAATCACAACCTATGATGAACTAATGAAAATTTGTGGCTATATAAATGTAGGTAGTTTGTCTGATATTGAATTAAGTAATAATGAAATGAATATCTTAACGAAAATGTTACTTGATTACAAAGAATTTTTAAGCAAAGAACATTCTTTTGAAAAATTTGATGACTATAAATATGTGGCCAATTTAACAAAAGATTCAAGAGAAAAAATAATTATTGCTTTTAGAAGGAATTCTTTAGATTTGATTTTAAATAAAAATACTACAGATGATACTTTTGAATTTGTTGCTGAAGACGACGCAATGTTTCCTCTATTGGATATTGGAGATATTGCTATAGTTCAAAAACAGAACTTTATTCTCGACGGTGCAACACATTTAATCAAATTAAATAATAAAAATACTATTAGAAAAATAGTATTAAGTGAAGATAAAACATATTATACATTAATTGCAATGAATGCTTGCTATAAAAATTTAAATATAAAAATTACAGATATAAATCAGATTACTATATTAGGAAAAATTATTAAAACAGAAAATAGAAGTGCTTTTAAATAGTAAAATTTATAAAATATTTTTAGAAAGGAGAAATATATATGGAACCTCTTATGGGAATTATCGGATTAGTAATAATTATTGGTATTTGTGCTATAATAGATTCTTATAATAAAAGAGCAAAAAAAGAAAAAAAAATCAAACAAGAAAAAAATGCTTCTTTATTTATAACATTATCACATTATAAAGGTCTTCCTGTTGCTCAAAATACATTCACACAAATATTTTCTAAACCAAATGAATATGAATTTTGTGTAAATAATATGACTTTTAAATTACTTAAAGAAAAAATTACTGATGTTACAATGACCAATGATATTGAAATTCAAAAGAATAATGTTTCAAGTATTGGTGGTGCTATTGGTGGCGCTGTATTATTTGGGCCAATTGGTGCAATGATTGGAGGAAAATCTAAAGAAAAAACATCAAATGTAGTAACTTCATATTTAGTTTTCACTTATTTAGATCATGATGAAGTTAAATACATTTCATTTGATTGTACTAATAATTTAAATGCTATTAAATTTGTTAACGAGTTTAATCAAAATAATCAAAAGATAAGTTCATCTATAAACTTATAAAAATGGATAATGTGTATTGTTTTGCGGACACCACACATTATCCGGAGTATAAAAAGTCCTTGAAACAAGGTCTCTTTATGTATGTTATTATAACATATAAGGAAATCTTTTTTCAAGTAATTTTAACATTTTTATTATAAAAGAAAGAAGGTTTTTTATAATGGGTACTACAAAAAAACGTGGAAATGGTGAAGGTACAATATTCAAAAGAATTATAAACGGAAAAACATATTGGATTGCAGAATATACTATTGAAATGTATGACAAAAATGGTAAAAGAAAAAGAAAAACAATTTCAGGAAAAACAAGACAAGAAGTAAAAAACAAATTAGAAAATCTAATTACAGAATTAAAAACTGATACATATATAGATAAATCTAATATTAAATTTAAGGAAATCGCCAAAGAGTTTATTGAAACCGGTTATAAAATGAATAAATTTAAAGAATCAAGTTATCTTAGAAAAATGAATACATATAAATCAATATGCAATCATTATATTGCTGACATGGAACTTCAAAAAATAACTGAAAACGATATAAGAGATTTTTTAATTTATATAACTAAATATTCTAATTCAGTAATTGCTAAAATATATGGAATAGTAAATAATACTTTTAAAATTGCCGTTAGAAGGAATATCATTAGATATAATTTTTTAGACGATCAAATTGAATTTGGAAAGCCTCTCTCTAATATAAGAGATAAATCTATACGAGCATTTACAATTGAAGAACAAAAAAAATTTATTTCAGCAATTAGTACGGATACTCAATATAGTTATAAATATCAATTTTTACTTAGCTTATTTACAGGAATGAGAATGGGAGAAATAAATGCACTTGATATAAATGATATCGACTTTAAAAATCATCTTATTCATATTAGAAGAACAATCACAAGAGGAGAAAACTATCGTGCCAAAGTTGGAAATTATACAAAAACCAAAAACGGTATTCGTGATATTTTTATGGATGAACAAGTAGAACAATTACTAAAAAAATATTTATATGATGATTATGTTGCTAATGAAAATCATCTATTATTTGGTAATTCGCAAGGTGGGGCTATTAGCACAGATACAGTAAATATGATTTTTAAGACATTTTGCAAAACTTATGATATAGGACAAGGATGGAAAAATAATCAACATATGTTAAGACATACATTTGCAACTAGATGTATTGAATCAGGAATGCCAGCTAATGTATTGGCAAAAATAATGGGACACGCAAATGTGTCCACTACATTAAATGTATATTGTGATGTCTTTGATAAATTTGAAAAACAGCATGCAAATATTTCATATTCATATTTAAAAGAAAATAATTTAACAATTGATTTTCAATAAATTTTACAGCCATCGTTACAGCCGTGTCAAAAAGTTTCATCAATATTTCAAGACTTGTCAGCACTGTTTGAAACAGTAAACTACAATAATATTAAGGGTTTGAATAGCTTTCACACTTTTTGAAAACTAGGTCAAAACCCTATTTTTAATTGTTTTTGCCACCCATTATAGTCTTTTCCATCATATTCAATTGTTAGTTTAATATTTCTCATATCTTACTCTCCGTTCACTTTCAAGTTATTTCATTATGTATTTTTATTATACAATTCTTTTTATGTTTCAGCCTTGTTTCAGCCTTGCGAACTTTTTTGATTTTCCCAATTGAAAGCATCATTCAATCCTAGCTTATATATTTTAAATGTATATCTTTTAAACACTTTCATTATTATTTTATCACAAAAGTTTAATTTTTTTGCTATTTTATCCAAAACTATTTGTTTTTTATTATTTTTTCTCATAAATATCCCTCCTACGAATGATATTTAGAGATATCTCTTATTATATTTTACCATATTATGTAAAATATAATAACTATGCTAGGTGTTAGATATATCTAATTCTTTCACTAGACTATCAATATATTCCTCTTCCTTATTTTTCGACATTATTCTACAATTTTCTACATATTTTTCTCTTTCTTCTATATAAAGTCTTAAACCATTATAATCTTTTCTTTCCATATACCATTTTACTCTTTTTAGGATTTCTTTACACATTTTTAACTCATTTTCCATAATATCACCATTTGAATTATAACAGAAATACCTTAAACCTGCAATAGTTAATCTTTCCGTATCTTTAAGCGAAAAGAGTTAAAATCTAAATATGTTCATAGTAAAATAGATATTGGAAAGGATGGTGATTAACTTGGTATATGTAAGAGTAAAAGAAATACTAAAAGAAAAAAAGAAAACAAAGTATTGGTTCGTAAAAAAAATGGAAGGAGGTTATCAAGCACTAAGTCACCTAATGGATAATGAAACATCAGGAATTCATTTTGCTACATTAGAAAAACTTTGTAGTGTTTTAGAATGTGAACCAGGAGATATTTTAGTATTAAAGAAAAGAAAGGAAAAGCATAAAAATGAGTAAATTGTTGAATCAATATCAAGAACTCAAAAAAAAAGATGCATCTTCTATTTATTTGTTTAGAGTTGGCATTTTCTACAACATTTTAAATGAAGATGCTAAATTGATAAATGAGAAATTAGGACTTAAAATAACCGACTTGGGGCCTTCAATATTCAAGTGCGGATTTCCTGTTTCTCAATTAGATAAATATATCATACTACTAAATGAAATGAAAATAAAGTATAAAGTAATAGATAATTTACAAAATTCCAATGTTAATGATTATATAAAAAATATAGAAATAAAAAAAATATTAAATAAAATTTCTAATATAGATATGAACAATACTACGTTTCAGCAAGCATTTAATACTTTATTGGATATTCAAAACAAATTAAGAAAATTAAACTAGAGGAGGTTTTCCCCCTCTAGTTTTAATTATTATTTTAATTTTTGATTTACTATTTTTTGGATTGCATTATAATCATATCCTGCTGCAGTTAATCTATTTTTTCTATCAGTACCATTTCCCCATAGTCCTTTAATTACTTCATTAGCAATAGTTTCGTTTGATTTTTTATTTGAACTTGTAGATTTCCCAGATAATTTGTTATTAACTGCTGCTTGAACTTCATTATAATTATATCCTGCATTTTGTAATCTTGTTTTCCTGTCTTCTCCATTTCCCCATTTTCCAGCAATAACTTCTTCTACAATAGTGTCAATAGATTTTTTGTTTGAAGTTGTACTATTTGAAGGTTTACCAGTTAATTTTTGGTTTACAATAGATTGAATAGCACTATAATCATACCCTGCGTTTTGCAAAGCTGTTCTTCTAGCATCTCCATTTCCCCACTTACCTGCAATTACCTCATTTGCAATTTCTTCATTTGATTTTTTATTTGAAGATGCATTATTATTTGATGCATTGCCATCTAATCTTGAATTTACAATGCTTGCTAATTCATTTAACTTTCCTTTTAAATATGGTCCAGGACAATTTGTGTTAGAAAACATATCATGTGTAGTTAAAGAACCACCTGATGTTCCGTTATAAGCCAATCTAAATCCATATCTTCTACAAACATCTTCAGCTAAATTTATCAAAGAGTTCCATGCTGCATCAGATATTTTCCATTGTCCTCCAACTTCGCAATTAGAAACCTCAACGGTTATAGCTTGTCTATCGTTAGATCTTGAACTTGATGTGTATGCTCTATCATCTTCATAAACATTGCATACTATATCTCCATCATTTCCTATACAATAGTTAGCACTTGCTTGTCTTCCTGGTTTTTGAAATATATTTACTGCACATTGTTTAGCAGTAAGAACTCCAGCCATATGATGTGGAGTAAATTTACAGATTTTTTGTCCTGCTCTTCCATGTTCGTAATTACCTTCAGCAGCAATATATGTGCCACTTGCTAATTTTGATACAGTTCCCATTATTCTTCCCCCTCCTCTTTACCATTTGATAATTCTTGCTCCATCTCTGGAGTTAATGTGATTTCTTCTTTTTCATCCATAACGATGACCTCCTTATAAAAAATTAATACTGGAAGTTTTTTTATTTTTCTTCCAGTATTTTATAAACACAAGAATTATTTTCTTGTATTAAACTATTTGTTTTTTGCATCATAAGCCACAACAGCTGTTCCTACTCCACCAACGGCAGTAATAACTGCTGTTATTACACCATTGACATCAAGATTCTCAATGTGTATTAAGCAGCCAATTATAGATGCTATTGCTATTATTATGATGTTTTGAATGGTAATTGGTAAATCATAATTCCATCCAAAATGTTTTGATACTAAACCAGCAACATAAGTAAAAATTGCTGTTATAGCCCATACTAAAAATTCTACTGTCATAACATTTCCCTCCTTTCTACTTTTTACTAACCATTTTTTCTAGGTTTTCTTCAATAAAAAACTTTAATTTTAAAATTTCGTTCATTTCATCATTTGAGAAATTTACGCAATTTGTTTTTGAAAATTGTAATGCTAGAAATCCTATTGGATCACCATTTTTGTTATTTAAAATAATATCAAAAAAAGAACCTATTTCTTGTCCTTTCTTTAGCCCATATGTTGCTGGCATAGTTTCTTTTATTTCTTCTAAATTACTTATTATCATTCTTTTATCATTTAGTAGAGTTCTTATGAAACTAGGAATGCAACTTAATGGAACAGCTTGAAGTTCTTTTTGATGACTTTTTATACCTGCCCTTACCACTTCAAAAGTACACGAAGTTTTTAAAGCACTTCTTCCATTTGCATAATGTCCGACCGATTATGAAAATCATAAATCTGAACACGATCTGCCTTAACAAATTCTTTTAAATCTTCCATTTTATTTGTAATTTCCATATCTATTGAACATTGTTTTTGAATTTTTCGTGGAAGAGTGTTTTCAATTTCTTTTTTTGCTTTTATTATTGTAGCAATAAGTGTTCCTACTGCTGCTATTAATGCAGTAATACTTATTACTGTAGTAGTGAGACTTTCCATTTTTTCTCCTTTCTTGCACAAAAAAACAGGTATTTAAACCTGTTTTTTCATTTCATCTTTTGCAAAGTTTAGCCAAGTTTCATAATTATTTTCTAAATCTTCTTCTAGGGTATCCCTGTATCTAACTGTTACTCTATATATGTCATAAATATATACTGTTGTTTCTTCTTCCCCATTTGACCTTACTTCTTCTTTTATATTATCATAAAAGACTATATCACATTTACCATCATCACTAATATTTTGAATTTCAAATTTTTTCTCTGGCTTTATATTGTTTTCCTCTCTCATTTTTTATAACCTCCTTACATTTATTTATACTTATATATGGATTTATATATTTTTTTGTATAATTATATGAATTAGAGTGCTTTAACCATCCATTGTAACTTAAAATTGCTCCTGCATCTGTAACATTTATTTTTCCTTTTTTATAGATTTTTTTTATTCTTCTTCTTATTCTTAAACAATTACTTCTTCTTAAAGTGGTATGTCCTCGATAAAAACGATATCCTAAAAAATCCAAAGGTCTACTATCAGTTTTAAATAATTGCCAATTTTCTTTTAATTTTAAATCTTCTTTTTCTAAAAAAACTTCTATTTTTTCTTTTATTTTATGTAGTTCTTTTTTATTTCTGTGAAACAAAACCATATCATCCATATACCTAATATAATATTTTATATGTAAATCTTCTTTAATATAATGATCTAAATCTTGCAAATAAAAATTTGCAAACCATTGGCTCGTATAATTTCCAATAGGTAATCCATTTTTTGAACTATCTATTATTAAATCTATCAAATCTAATGTATCTCTACACTTTATTATTTTGATAAATTTGTGTTTTAATATTTCTTTGTTTATTGATGGATAAAATTTTTTTACATCTAATTTTAAACAATATTTAGTGTTTTTTCTATCCCTAACAAGTATTTTTTTTATATACTTTGTTCCGTGCAATATTCCTCTATTTTTAACTGAACCGCAGCAATAATAATACATTCCCCTCAATAGAATAGGCTCTAATTGTAACATTAGAGCCCAATGAATAACTTGATCTGGATAAAATTGAGGTTTATATATTGTTCTTTCTTTTTTTCTAACACCGTCATGTATTTTAACCTCTCTGTAGGGATTGGGTTTATATTCTTTATTTTTTAAAAGTTTATATAAAAAATCAGTATAATATATTTGATTATTTAATATTTTTTTGACATTTTCTCTGTTCTTTTTTCTCAAAGAAGCCTTATTCATCGCCTTTTGTATATTATTTTTTTCATATATTTTTGAATATAAATTTCCTACCCTTTTCATAATCTGGTCCTTTTCTTATTTTCGTCTATCAGTTTTTCACTTAAAAGAAGCTACTAAACTAATCCAGTTGCGACTTTATTTTTAGCAAGCGCTATGGAAAATGATGTGTACTGTTATAATAAAAAATAAGAAGACGAGCGCCACAATTCAAGTTCGAAGTAGTCGAAGAATTGTTGCAATTCCAGTACCAAAGACCAGCATTCGCACCGTTGTTGAAGTTGCCACCCACATGAGCAACACACTCAAAGCAACATGGGCACTCATCACACACCAAATCCCCTAGCATTATTATACTTATTATTAGAAAAAAAATTAACTATCCTTTGTTTTAGTTATTTTTTATGGGAGGCTGGCCGCCCCCATACCCCCGCTATTACTGGTGTTTAAGAAGACGAGCGCCACAATACAAGGCCGAAGGAGCCGAAGAACTGTCGCAACCCCAGCACCAAAGACCAGCAATCGCACCGTAGCTGAAGCCGCCACCCACAAGAGCAACACGGTTACCTTCTGATGAGTAATAGAAATCACACATTCCAGATGAAGAACCTGCTCCTCCTCCTATTTCTATTGGTAAAGCAATATCAGGATTTTTTTCATCAAATCCTAATTTCTTTATATACATATCTCTTTCTTGACAATTCATATATCCTAATTTAATATAAGATCCATCAAACTTGTCTGATATATATTCTTCTGGATTTCTACAAATATAAGCTTGATACTCTTGAATATTTAAACCATCTATCCAATTAAATACATTACCAAATATATTTTCTATTCCCCTATAAATTACTGCATGTTGACTATCATTTACTAAACAACCAGATTTCATCCCTAAAGAATCACATCCGCCTTCTTTTTGTGCACATGCATGAATAATATTACCAATTGCAATATTTACTGGCTCTCCATCAAATGTTATAGCAGTTCCCTCTGTTGTATCTTTGCTATATTCTGCTATTTCTGTAATTGTTCTATCTTTACATATACTAACACCGTCTACAGTTGTTCCAATTGCAATTTGTTGGCCTACTTTAAAATAATCATTTGTTGCTATTACAATTGTATTAGTTGTTTCTCCTGCTATAATTGCTTTGTCACTAGCTGTATATCTCATTGACACAATTCCATTCCCTAATTGAGATTGTGAATTGTAATTTGCATATTCCACTAAATATAATAACTGTAACATGAAATATCTATAATCAATCATGCAAAATTCATCACTTAATAATTTTGCTGCATCTCTGTGTTGAGTAATGTTTTTATTTGTTGAAGGACTATAACCACTATAACTATGTAATTTACCATCTTCATCTATACAAGCATCATATCTTCCAACAGAAAATTCTTCTGATTTATTAAATCCTGCAATTGCATAATCAGAAATATAGATATACTCATATCCATCTATTATTTCTCTTTTCCAATAAAATTCTGGTATTCTTGTTAGCACTTCTCCATTTGATCCATCAAACTTAAAAGTAGGATCTCCATAGTAGGCATTAATCTTTTTCTCCTCTACATTATAATTATAACTTATAATTTCTGACCATGGATATCTATTATCAAAGTCATTTTGTACTTCTTCTCCGTTTTTTGTTGCTTTCGCTACCAATCCTACAGAATCTTCTATTCTTTCCCAAGCTGATGAAGTATTATCATTTACTTTTCTTTTTATTCCATATAAATTACCTTTTTTGGTTATTGCTTTCTTTATTGCTTCTTCCATTTCTTTTTCTGTAACATAAATCTGATTTTCATCTAAGGTTATATTTACATTTTGAGCATTATCCACAATTACATTTATTGATATATGCTTTTCTATTTTTTCAGCAATTGAATTATTTATATATTCTGCTGTAGTTCCTGCATTAGTATATGCATATAAAACTTTTGCTTTTGTATCTGGATCTATTGCAAATAATCCAATTTCTCTAAAATAGAATCCATTATTTGCATCAGTATTCTTAAAGATAAAAGAAACTTTTGCTTGTGTGTTTTCCGTTATTTCTACTTTTTGAATAGGACACTCTAATACTTTTGTTGTTAATGCTGTTTTATCTACAGCATTTCCACTTAAATTCCCACTACCTACTTCAGCATGGTCAAATTCTATCTTTTTACCTTGTAAAGTCTTTGCTGCAAGTAAGGCACCTTGTTTGGTTATATATACTTTTTCAAATCCCATTATTTTTGAACCTCCTCAATTTTAATATAATCTTGATTTATTATATTTAAACCTAGATTATTCATTTCATTTAATATAATATCTTCTTGCTTATTATCTATTGATACATCTACATCAATGTATTCTTGTCTTGAAACTTTTGCACCTGTTTCTGTATTTAAGTTTATTGTTTCCTTTTTAATTTCTGCATCTGTATTTGGATGCATCTCTAAATATTCTTCATTGCTTACAACTCCACCAGTATTATTATTTTGTTTTAATACTAAATTATTTATTATTTCAAATGCTTCTGTATTTAATATAATATAATCGCATCTAGATATTGCTCCACCTAAATATTCATTTAATGTAGTTTCTAATTCATAGTCTAATTGTATATTTGCAGGAATTTGTTTTATTAAATTAGATTTCAACATTTCTGCCGCTTCAGTATATGCTAGGTTTATTGTTATATATAATTCGTAATCTTTTGCAACTAATTTATAGTTTTCTTTTCCTATTGATTCATCTAATGTGTTTATTAGCCATTTTAAAGTATAAGGTACTTTGTTATTTATCTTAAATAAAATATTCATCCTTCTTGCTTCTATTGTTTCTGCTTTATTCTTTATTCCATATATTTTTTCATATCTATCAAGTCCATAGGATGTAGCTTCCTTTACAATTACTTCTTTTAACATTTTTTCTATTAAATATCTAATATTTTGTACTTCAATATCTTCTGCATCAAATATTTTAATAAATTCAAGTACATTTTTTAAATAAGATGGCATATATTCAATTAATTTCATGAAAGCGTCACCTCTTTCAGTTTTGGTATTTCAAATTTTTTCAATTCTATATTTGAAGTTTTATTATTTATTGTAGTATTTGAAACATCAATAACACCATCTGCATTTAAAATTATTGTATCTATTTGTGATTTTCTAATAATTATGGTATCTAAATCTTCCCATTCCTGTTTTAATTTCAAGAAGTAATCATTTAAAAGTTCAATAACTTGAGTTTTTACATTCTCTAGAGTTGTTGTATCCGATATTGTTACATTAGAAATAATAGAAATTTCAACTTCTGATACGGTATCAACAGTTACAATATGTCCTATTGGAGCAATACCTAATCCATCTTCAGATAAATCAGGACACATTTCACTTTGTACTTTTTCAATTAATACATTAGATGCTTTATCATAATTACTATCTAATATTGTTAATTTTACTGTTCCTGGTCCATTCCAAATAGGTGTCACTTTTACTGCTCCTACCCCTGCAATTTCCTTAGTTTTGTTTTGATAATCAACGACATTTCCTCCAAATCCTTGTTCACTAGTAGTTTCATAATATCTTGCCCTTAATGATTCATCATCTTCTTGATCTTCTCCAGGAATTAAAATATCTGTTAATTCCGCTTTTGCTAAATTCTCTATATAATTAACAGGAATAAGTGTTCCTACACAATTATTTCCTATTGTACCCTGTGTCTCACATTCCATTTTATATGTTCCTGTTTCTATTCTTTCTACAGCTTTATATACTAAATCTTCTATTGTGAATCTTTCTCCAATATTAATATCCATTAGGTTATTATCAGCATCATAAAATAATCCTTTCTTTATTGCATATGTAGCTTCATTTCTTGTAATTCCAACTTGATTTGCTAATCTATCTAGATATTCCTCTACTGCTGTATCTGCAAAGACTAAATCTATATTATTTTTTAATAGAATGTACATTTGTGCTAGTTCAGCAGCTGCAGGTGCCAAAGCATTATATATTATACTTCCTTCTCTTTTATCAATTTGCATAGGAACTCTGTCCAACATTCTTTGTAAAATTGTATCAAAATCAAAATATTCATCTAAATTTTCAATTTCATCTATGTTATCTATTTCCATCTAAAAACTCACCACCTTTTCTGCTTGAATTTCTCCTACAGTTGTTATTACAGTAAATTTTACTATTATTGAATTTTTTTCTACATTAAATTCAAAATTATTTACTTCTGATATTCTATCGTCTTGTAGTAGTGCCTCTTGAATTACTCTTTCCAATTCTGGTATAACAAATGTAGTATTTTCTCCAATAAGGTGCTTTAATTCAATACCATAATTCCAACTGTATATAAGGTGTTCAAATCTTTCTGTATTTAAGATGCAATATATTGTTTGTTTCATTGCTTCAATGCCATCGCAAAAGTTTGATATCGTATTTTTTTCTATATTTAAATAATAAGTTTTACTTGTTTGTTCTGTTACCTCTTCTATATTATTTAACAATATATCACTTGTTTTAGGTGTCATATTTTTACCACCTTTCTTTTAAAATTTATCTAATACCACGAAGTTATTTCCTCCTTGTTGTTGAATTAAAATAACATTGTCATTCAATTTTAACCCATTGTAAATAGTCATTGTTTTTCTACCAGTTATTGAGTGAGAATGTGTTAAATTAATATTTTTTTGTTCTATTCCAATATTATTACTAACTTCGTTTTTTATATTAACTGCAATATTGTCTGGATTTGGATTTACTTCAGCATCAGATGATACAGAAATATCTCCACTTAAAGTATGATTGTGATTAGCATTTAATGATTTACTTTCTGTTCCCCAATCCACACTAACATCTACAGTATAATCTTTTACATTTTTAGTTAATACTAAAAACTCTTTTGTTAATTTTAATTTCTGTTCTACTGTTATTTCAAGTGGATTTATACTTGTTACAGTACCAAATAAAACAGAAGTAGGAGCATTTGCATCATTTGCTCCTACTGCCATTTTTTTTATTACTTCTCCTAAGCTTCCCATTTCACTTTACCTCCTACCCAGATATAAAGTTTTGACCTCTTAATGTTAAATCCATAAAATGTTCTCCATCTTTAAATGTATGTTTTGCTTTTTCAACTAACATAAAATTCTTTAATTTAATATCACCCAAATCTAAATTAACTATTATTAGAGAGCCTCCTCTAACTCTAATATCTCCAAGTGCATTTTTTATTTCTAAACTTCTAGTTTTTTGATTATACAAATCTAATAATGCTCTTGCTTTAACTGCTCCGTTAGTTTTTTCGTCAATTGTATCAAAATACTGTAATACTCCCCATTTTTCTATATTACTTGAATCTTTTGCTATATAAATTTCTCTTTTTCCTGTATCTGAATTATCATATGTTAATTTTATTTGGTTATATGTATCTGAATCAATAGAACTTTCATAATCATAGTTTTCGCCTGTTTCTTCGTCTATAACTAATCCTACTTTCATTCTTTCTAGATTTTTTAAACATATCTTTCCAAAATCATCATATAATACATACATTTCTTTTCTATTTCTTATTGTTTCATCTAATGCATTTAATATAATATCAAATAGTGATTGATTACTTTCAGCTTTTTTTGCAATTACATATCCAGTATTTTCTAATACTCCTGTATTTAATTGATATTCATTTGCTATCATTTGTACCAATTCATCTGCTCTTTTATTGGTATATGTTTTAGTATCTTTATTTTTTAAATATCGTAATTGGTCATATGCTGTTGTTGTTATTATTTTTTCTTTGTCCCTTTTTTTCTTAAAAACAAAACCATAAAATAAATTTGTATTATCAACTTTAAAAGCTACAGGATTTCCTTCTTCAAAACTTATAATATTATCTTTTAATACTTTAAATTCTAATTTACCTGCAGCACCTTTTCTTTCGGTAGTCCAAGTAACTCCGTCTTGAACTACTGGTTCAAATACTGTATTTCCATTTTGAATTAATAATTGTTGACTCATTTTTTCCTCCTATGCAGGTATCCATAGCACTTGTCCTGGATAAATTAAATTAGGATTTTTAATTTTGTCTCTATTAGCATTATAAATAGTTGTATATTTACTTCCATTCCCATAATATTTTTTTGCTATATTCCACAAACAATCTCCACGTTTTACTGTATAGTTTTGCCCACTTGGCTTGGATGCTGCAGTATTATTTGTAGTTACCGTTCTAGTTACTACTGGTGGTTTATATTGTTTGATTGTTACTTGTACGGTTTTTGTAGAATACTCTCTATACTGTTTTAATTTTATTTTTACCTTTGTGTCAAATCCTTCATCTGTGGAATCTGTTATTGTATAGTCTTCTATTGACACTTTTATATTAGTATCAAAAATACAATTACCATTTGGAAATTTTCTAATAACAATAAATTGGAATGCTGATTTATTTACTTTTAAATTTTCTAAAATCCCTAAATAATATTTAGCATTTTGAAAGTCATTCTTGTACATTGCGAATGGATATTTAACGTTAGGAAGCAAAACTTCAAACTCTATGCTTGTTAGTCCTGGATTTTTTAAAACATTTATTTCTGAGTAGTTCATCAAATCATATGTTTTATTTTGATTGCTAATTTTTAATTCTAATTTTTTAGGAGGAATAGGAAGAAGCACATTTCCTAAATAAAAATAATATGCCATAGATTAGTTCCTCCTTATTCATGTATTCCATCAGATACATATTCTAATTCTTCTTCTAATTTAGCAGTTAATTTATTTGTTACTTGATCTACAATTCCATCAATGTCTTGTTCTCCATTTATATTATTGTTATTAGTTAAGTTAATGGTTAACGGTACTGTAGTAAATCTATTTATTGTATCCCTTTCTGCTAAATCTATCAGATATTTCAAATCTTCATCTGTTATATCTGCAGTATTGTTTGCAATATCTTTGGTATTACCCGCAATATCTCCAAGAGTTCCTGCATTATCTCCTCCAAAACTTGATGGATCTAGAGAAAAATTATTTAATGCATTCTTTATAGCATCTCCTGCACCTTTGGCCCAGTCATTTCTGCTATCAACTCTGTCCTGTCTAGTAGTATTTAATTCAATTGCTTTATTTTGAATATTAGTAGCGGATGCACTAAGATCAGAACTCATTTTTCCTTTTATAGTATTGATTTGATCCATTGTACCATCCATCTGACTAGCCATTTCCTGCAATTTAGAGTTTCTATCAATAATATTATTTGCCATTTTTCCTGCAAAATCATCTGCAAAATGTGCTGCTTCAACTGTATCTATTTCGACACCTGGTATCTTATTTAACACAGTTATAATTGCATTAACTATTGATACTATACCATTATACAATCCTTGAAATATAGATAATACTCCAAGACATACCGCCTCAACTCCTGTTTGAAATCCAAACCATGCAGTCATTAATCCTAGCACTACAGTTTGAATTCCAAGCCATAAAAATAAAGCAGCTAGTTGCAATCCATACCAAACAGCTTGAATTCCTAAACCTGCTACCATTATTCCTAATCTTAATGCATCCCAAAGATAAAGAATAGCATATGCTACTTTATCATTTGTAAACCATAAATATGTCAAAACTGCAATTAAAGCAATTATAATTATAGCAATCCATGTAGCTGGGCAAGCAAGCATTGCTGTATTCAATCCTAATTGACTAGCAGTTGCTGCAACATCTGCTGCAACCTTTGTACGAGTTGCAAATGCTAAAGCAAATTGTGCAATAGTTTGAATTGTTAATAAAGCTGTAGCAATTCCACTTGCTATCTCCCACACTGCATAAGCTGCAACTACAGCAAGTATCATTGGTGCAAATGGTTCTAAAACACTAACTAGCCATGATATTCCTTCAACTAATGTTAATATTGCTTGTGCTGCTAAACTAGCACCATCTATAAACATGTTGAACATTTCTTGAACTTGTTGATTGTTTGCTAATTCATTAATTTTTACTAGTACAGGATCTAATGCCTTAACTGCATAATTTTTTGCTTTAGTCCAAATTTGAGACCACGTCATCGGCATTTTATTAAATCTTTCATTTATTTGGTCTGCGGAATTAAACATTGCATTTTTTATTACATTTGCTGTAATTAATCCTTCTGAAGCCATATTTCTTATCTTGCCAATATCTACTTCTAAATAATCTGCTATAGTTTGAATGATATTAGGAGATGCTTCAAATACAGCATTTAATTCCTCACCACGAAGCACTCCAGAACCTAAAGCTTGTGTCAATTGTAGTGTAGCACTTGAAATTTCCTGTTGTTGTGCACCTGATATTGCAAATTGTTTATTTAATAATTCTGCAAATGCAATTGTTTCATCATTACTTTTAAATGCACTACCAGCATTTAAACTTAATTTTGATACTGAGCTAGTCATATTTAAATAATCTGCTCTTGCTCTATCTGCACTAGCAAAAATTTTATTTTCAAGTTCTTCAACACTTCCACCATCATCTACAACTAAACTTAACCTTGCTTTATTGTTAGTAACAGTATCTGATAAATTAACTAAACTCTTTATTGCAGTTACACCACCAAGAGCAAGCACAATATTTTTTACTGTACTTAAAAGTTTATTACTACTTTGATTTGCTGTATTTATACTATTATTAAATTTTTCTTGATTATCATGTCCATTTTTTACACTTTTTGCAACATTGTCGTAATTTCCTTTTAGACTTTGAACTAAACTTCTTTGTTCTCTTACACTTGCTATAATGTCTTGTGCTCTTGCCGTTTGTGTTCCTTCAGCAGCAATAATTTTTCTTGCTTCCGCTTCTACTTGTTTTAAAACTTGTAATTCTGCTTGATATGTTAATTCTGTTTGTAAAGCTGCTGAATTTAATTTTTCAGCATTATTTATTGACTTAGTTGGTGCAACTGACATTTCATTATTTAGATTTTTAAAACCTCTTGTTGTTCTATTTAGATTTGAATTTATCTTTGCGAATACAGAGGAAGCCATATCTTGAACCACTATTGAACTTCTTATAGTAGCCATATTCTCCTCCTTTTAGAAAAAATAAGATATAATTACTTTTTCTTTATTTTTGCTGCCTCTTTCTTTTCATCATCTACTCGTAATTGTATTGATGCTATGACAAAGGCCTTCTCTTTGAAATCTAAATTTAGAAATTCATGCGGAAATTTATGAAGTTTTTGAAGGCAATAATGTGCAAATACAGCATCACTATCACCTTCTTGAATTAGTTTTTTGCTTCTTCAACCGCATCATCTAAACTATATCCATTTATTCTTTGAATTTCAGCCATAAGGTCATCATATTCTCCTGGATTTAATAAATGTTTTTTTAGTAATTTAATTGAATCCATTTCCCCATAGAAGTTCTGTAAATCAACATTATGAAGGTCTGGATATACCACACATTTATCAGCTAATAATTCTAAATATTTAACAGTATCAAATTCTTGTTTCATTCTTTTTCCTGCTTGTACTTGTTTATAGCATTGTTTTCTTATTGCATCGTTTTCATCTGCAGTAATAGTTTTTAATTTCCATTTTTCAACATTTCCATCTTTATCTTTAAATCTATTAGAAGCTACATATTCAACTTCCTTTACTTCATCTTTCAACATAAAACTTTCTAAACTCATATCTTATCTTTCCTTTCTCTCTATTTATTTTTGTTATAATTATTGCATACCTGCTAATTGTGTAAATTTAGTTGGATTTGCAAAATCCTCAAATGTAAAGTCTATTTCTTGTTCTAAGAAATCTCCATCTACATCAAAAGATGCTAAAACTCCCCCATCTACATTACATCCCATAAATACCATTGTGCAAATTCCAGCTGCAGATGTTGGATCTTCATTTGTTACTTGAATATCAAAATAAATATCCTCTCCCGTGTTTTTGTATCTTTCCATTAACTCATCAAATATAGATGTGTTTTTATATATAGTGATTTTACCTGTTCCTTTCCAGCCAGTTGACTTATTACCAGAACCTGTTTTTCCTAATATGTTAAGTTCCTTTTTAGTTTTTTCAAATTTAGCCTCAAAATCTTTACCTTGCATTAGTAAATATCTTCTGTTTTCAATAGTTACAAAACATTCAGCTAATTTTGCACTGATGGCATCTTTTGCATTCATTGTAATATTTCCCATCTTTTTTCCTCCTTATAAAAAAATTAAGAGAACATTTTTAATTGTTCTCTTTTACTCTACAACTACTGTCATATATAATTTTTCCATTGCATTAATTACTTGTACATTGGTATTAATAGTTACTGATTTCTTGTCATTTCCTATTTCGACACTTATATCAGCATCTTCAAAATTCTCAATAGCTTGAAGTGTTTGATAATCTTTAAATAATGCAATTATATCACTCCAAAGTGAAGTTCTTCCTGCTTCATTATTAGCTATTTTCCCAAGATATTTAGAATTAAATACACTAGCTACATCTGAAGCAATTTGATCTAATACTCTTATTGTTTGATTAGACTTGAATTCTTCTCCTTTTTCAATTGTTGTGTCAACTAAACTATTAATGTCCACTAATACTCTAATTTCATCTCCAACTTTATGAAGTACAAATTCTCCATTATCAATAGATGCTTCTAATTGTGCTTGTGTATAATCTGCATTAATTGTATATTCTCCATCATATGTTTTATTAGTATTTGATTTATTTATTTCACATCCGGCAATTACTCCTGTTACCCAATAAACAAGTGCTGATTCATCTTCAACTGCTGTATTTTTAATATTTACAACACCTTCATAATTTGCAGCATTGTTAAATACTACTACTTGGAATTTTATACCTTGTTCATCTCTTAATCTTTTTGCATATTGAACATATAAATTAGATGTAGATTCATCTTTAACAGTACATCCAATTGCATTTACTTGGTATGATTCTAACTTATCTAAGAAGTTTTGGTGTGCTTCTCCACTAACATCTCCATTTGTTCCACCCTCTAAAGATTTACCTGCAGTAACCTCAAGAGTTTCCATAGAAAATGTTACATAATCATTATCTACCAATTCACTAACTTCTTTTATTGTTTGCTTATCAACTTCTTTTGTTCCTAAATATGTAATAACATCATATTTAGTATCATCATCTATATTTTTTGCAACTACTATTCTTATATCATTTCCTCTTGTACCGCTACATTTAGCTGTTGCAATGTCTGTTGTTGCTTTATTTCCAGTATTTAATCTATAAAAATATGCTTTTTTAACATTTTTGAATAGATCTCTTAATCCTTTTAATTTTTCGTGTGAATAATCATATCCAAATATTTTTAATGAATCTTTTGCAAAATTTTGAGATGTGACTTCGATTATTTCTCCATCTTTTCCCCAATCCATTTCTATTGCCATTGCAGCAATTCCTCTTTCTCCAATTGAAGATGAAGCATTTTGTGCAGACGCAAAATTAATATATGAACCAGGTAATTTTTTATTTTGGCTTATAAAAGTTCCTCCACCTAATGCCATATTAGTTCACCTTTCCTTTCTTATAATTTTTAATTATTTCATTTACTTCTGTTTTACTATAACTTTTATTTTCTAATACAGCATTTAATAAATCTCTATTATTAATAAAAGTTTTAGAATTAACTATTTGTTCTTTTGTGTATTTTTCTTCAGCTACTTTTTTTACTTCCTTTTTGGTTTCTTTTTTAGATGTTTTCATCTTTTTTTACCTCCCCAGTCAAATCATAATTATCCATTTTTATTGTTGCTACATTTTCTTTTTTTATAAATATTTCATAGTCTATAAAAAAGTGTAGAACACCATCCTCTATTTTTGGATGCAGTTTTTTTGCTCTTAACAGTGTTTTATCTGTAAGTTCAATATATTCTAAATCATATAGATTATCTATCATATTATTTAGAATTTCAGTATTTCCATCTTCGGTATAACCTATAATTACAAAATTTGCTTTATCCTTGTAAAACCTATCTTGTAATCCTATTTCTCTATTTTCCTCACCATTTAAATACTTGATAAAAAAACAAGGCTTATCAACGCCTTGCTGTTGTGCATCCGTATATATAGGATATTTTTTTTCATATATATTATTAATTTTTGTAGCAATACCAATTACTATTTCGTTTATAACACTATCAACCATTATTAAAACACTCCTCAATATATTTTTTCATTTTTCTTTCAAGTAATGCTGGAATTTGAGATTCTAGTTCTTTTTCAGATATAGTCAACATATATTTTCCTTCGACCCAAGATGCTTTTAATCTCTTTCCAATTGCAGGAACATATCTTCCTGGTTCTTGTCTATGTCCATATTCGACATAAGAAGCATATTTAACAGGATTTTCAACTATTATAATATAATTGTTTCCCATCCTAGCAATTCTTAATGATTTTGCATAATTTGTTGCATCTGGTACCGCTCCTCCCTCTGCTTCCGCTTCAGTATTAGCTGTCCATCCTCTTCTTAAAGTTCCTCCATTTTTTATTGTATATCTTTTTCCATCTTTAACTTCAAAACTTCCCTCACCTACTGGTGTTCTTGGTATAACTTTTGAAAGTAACCTTGCAGCTAGTTCTCTTGCAACTTCTTTGCAAAACCTATCAATATCTATTTTAGATAGTCTTTCAAATTGTTTTTGTAACTTTTCTAATTCACTAAAATCACACATTCCCCATTTAGCCATATTAAGCCCAGCCTTTCCATAATTCAAGTATAATTTCTTGATGTGTGTTATAAATAGCAGGTTCGCCACTATTTTTATATGCTGTAGTTCTACCTCTTCCTGTAACGACAATTTTGCTACCAGGTTTAATTACTAATTCTGGTGCAATGAATAATTTTATTTTTTGATTTTTTTCAGATTCAGTATCTGTCTGTGTATTTGCAAATATATTTTCAAAAGAAACTCTACAAGCCTGATTTGAAAACACTTCTACTTCTTCATTTTTAGTAATATTTTTTACAACTTTTGGCTTTAATTCTATAATATCACATTTTGAATCGTATTTACTTTCTATTGCTTTTCTATGAGCCAATACAAATTTATTCATACTACCACCCCATCTTTCGATGTTTGTATAGTCTGTTCTTATATTTTTCTATTAGAATATCATCAGAATAGTCAATAGTACCTGTATTATATGTTGTACCATTAATATTGATTTGTGAGGATGTATCAGCAAACGTTGTTGTAGTATCTCCTTCTTGAATACTTTTTATTTTTATATTAGCACTTCCATCGTCATCCGAATCGCTATCTAAAACATATTTTTTATCATATTGATTTAAATACCAATAATCTTTTATCATTTCAAGCCAAGTTGTATATAAACCTTTTGGAACTTTGTTTTGACGAGTTTTATCTAAAATAATAATTAAAGTATCATAAATGGCACATACTAATTGTTCAGTTGCTGTTTGCTTTTTATTATCATCTTTAATAGTATCTATATTTAGTTCTTTTTTTAATCTTGTCATAAATGTAGTTATATCTATGCAAGACTTACTTATAATTTCTTCTAACATAAAATCACCTACTCTCCTTCTGGATTTTGGCCCTCTCCTGCTTCTTTTTCAGCTTCTTCTATTTTATTTATTATTGTTTCTTTTTTCATGTTAGCAGTTACTTTTATATTTAATTCTTTTGCTCTAGCTTTTAATGCTTCTAATTCTTCATCTTCGCTAGCTTCATTTTTGTTTTCTCCAGAATTTTCTCCTTCATCATTGGTACCGTCATTTATGTCGGTACCATCATTTTGCTCTCCTTCTGGATTTATTGGATTTTCTGGCTCTGTTTTTGGTTCTTCAATTTCTTCAATAACATCAACATATTCTTTGTTCTTTTCAAATTCTTGCTCATCAACAGTAGCTTCATCGCCAATATAACACCATTTATTTGCTAACTTAACTCCTGGTCCTTTTACTCTTACTCTTCTAACCATTATAATTTACCTCCTAAAATTTAATTTAGGTAAGGGAACTTCCCTTACCCAATATTTATTTCTGCTTGGAATATATCTTCAGCACAACTTAATGCTGGTAATGCTGTAGCAACAGCTTTTTCCCATGTGCTTACTGGGTCTTTTCCTTCTTCATACATACAAGCGAAGATTTTTCCAACTGTTCTAACATCAATTGAAGGATCTCTTTGTAATCTTATTTCTTCTGCTGTTGGACCATAAACTGTTTGTCCTAATGTTTCATTTGGAATCATAACAAATTTATTTTCTGGGAAATATCTATGTTTTGTATATGTTCCATTTGCATTTAATTTTCTATATTTTCTATCATATGTATAAATGCTTGGTAATCCTAAAGAATTTAAATATGTGTTTAATTCTCCAACACTTGCTATTCTTGTACTATCTTTTCCAAATAAAGCATTTACAACATTTTTATTTGATAAAATTTTAGCAAGAATTGTATTTGAAGTTATTACTCTTCCTGGCATTTGATCTAATTTATTGGCCCATGCAATCATATCATTGATTGGATTAGCTGTATCAGATGACCAATCAACATTTGTAACTTTATTTTCAGTTGGTACACCATAATCAATAGTTGCATTTAATTCATTTTCATCTAATGTTATAACACCATTTGCAATAACATCCATTCTCATTTTTTCCACTCTTGCTCTTACTGATTCAATTAAATTATCGAAATCATTATAAACATCTTTCATTAATGCTTGTCTTTCAGCATCATTTCTTGGACTTTCTAATGCAATTATTTCTTTTTCTTTTAATTGCATTTTTCTTTTAATTAAAGCTAATTCAATTGCTTTTTTCTCTGCTTCTCTTTGTCCAATTTCTGACTCTGTATCGAATCCATGAACAGAAGCAATTACTGGTGTCTTGCTAGCATTTGTTAATACTTCAAATTCAAGACTTTGTTTTTTTACTTCTGGGAATAACTCCTCACCCATCATTGCTGGGAATTTTCTTTCTTTTAAATAATTTAATACTTCTTTTTGATTAAATAATTCTAATACACTTTTTGGCATAATTAATACACTCTCCTTATTCATTTTTTAAATTTAAAAAGATAGCCATTTTGCTATCTTTACGTTTGATTATCTAAATTTAATTCCTGTCATTGTAGCTTTGTCTTCTGAACTAACTTCTGCAGGAAGTCTTGCTTCTATAACATAACCTTCTACCATAACTGCTGCTGGTTGAGGTCCATGTGTTACATCAACATCGGCAAATATTAATCCAATTGCCTTTCCATCTTTTTTATACACAGTTCCTGCTTGAACTATTTTTTTACCTTTCTCATCTGCTTTTATTCCTGTATCATCTACTTGGTAAGTAAAATTTTGAAACTTAGCTGAAGCTAAGAAATTTTTTTCTTTTACACTTTCTTTTTCTACATACATAATTTTTACCTCCTAAAATTAATTAAAAAATTGGCTTTTTATTTCTTGGCTTTCACTCTTATTAGCCTCTTTAGCGAAATTAGCAGCCATACTAATATCACCATCATCATCTCCCTTATTTCCATCGGGATCAATTGGTTCATAACCACTTGCTTTTTTCTTTTCAAAGAAATGAGGTACTTGCTTTTTATAATTATCTGTTAATTCTTTTAACCCAATTAAGGATTTCTTATCATCAGATAATTTGATTTTATCTTTATCTTTATTTATTAATGCAATAAACGCTTCTCTTGTAAGATTGTCTTTTAGCACTTTGGCATCATCTAGACCTTTGTTTAATAAATCATTATAAATATATTCTTCATTTTCTTTCTTGGCATTATCCTCTATTTCTTTAATCTTTTTGTCGTATTCATCTTTTGAAATACTATTCTTTTGTAAATCTGCAATTGCTTTTTCCTTATCTTCTTTTTCTTTTGTAATAACTTTCTTGTCATTCTCTAATTGTGATTTTTCAGATTGTAAGGTTGTAATCTGAGTATTTAGTGCAGCAACCTCTGCACCATTTTTAGCCATAACAGATTCTATTTGTTCATCTGTTAGGCCCATAGCTTTTAGTTCTTCTCTTTTCATGAGTTCTCCTTTCAATTCAGGCATTCGTGTTTTTATACGGAGCAACGCCTCCGACCTGGTGTTGTTATCGAACAACTTACAAAATCGTAATATATAAAAAATAAGTATGTAAACATACATACCTACTTTTATAACTTTGTTATGGTTGTTTAAGAATCCATTTAATCTGCCACTATAATTACAGACACCAAAAAAAGACATATAAAACTATATGCCTTTAAAATAAAATCGCCTTATATCCAATCCTCGTTGGTCGGTTTTTTCCTTATTTTTCAATATTTTCAAGTAATTTTATATTTTTTACTTCATTTTCAAATATTGAATAAGTTTTATTATCTTTTTCATTTCTAATACTTATTTCTTCAACTTCTGGTTCATTATCCTGTGCTGGTACATATCCTATAACTATTCCTTCATATCCATTGCCACTAAATGTTTCTAACTTAATTTTTTTATCTAATAATTCTTCTAAATTTTTACCTTTCATTTCAATTGCCACCTTTCCTATATGGAACAATGTGTGTTCCAGTTTTGCTATAATGTATTTTAAAACTATTAGTCTTTATTTCTTCGTTTTTATTTTTTACAACTCCTATTTGTTCTTTTACTGTTATTATTTCTTTTTTATTCCATTTGCCACTATCACTAAATTCTAATGTACCTTTTCCAGCATATTGATTAATTAGTTCTTGAGCTTTTTCTTTAGATATAGTTAAATAACTTTTTCCTTCTGTATAATTGTTACTACCTATTATATGTTTATCTTGCTTTCCTTGATTTATAGTTTTATTTACGTTGCTAATATATGTTTTTGCTCTTTCTTCTGTTGTTATTCCTAATGCATCAGAATATTGTGCTTTTAAATTTTTCCATTCATCAATATTATTATACTTCATTTCTTGGAATTTATCAAATGTTTTAGGAACTTCATCTCCTAATGTTTCTTTATATCTATTGTACTGTGCATAATCAGAAGATTTATTTTTATTCATTTTTATATCTGTTTCAAATGCTTTTTTAGTCGCGGGGTCAGAGTAAACATATTTTTCTAGCCACTCATTATATGTAATATTACTTGGTATATAATATGTTTTTCCATTTGTATTTCTTGCTGCTCTTTCTCCAAATTCAAATTCATCTTCAAAATATGGAGCAGTTGTAGTTCTACATCTAATATGATAAGGTGGCGCAGTAACACCTATTTTATAGTCCTTCATATCAAATATAGTACCATCTATTTCTCTACATTCTTCAGATGTTTTTGAATCTAATGTTGCTATATTAATATATCTTTGTACCCATAATTCTTCAAAACACTTTTTTCTAGAGTCACTTGCAAAAAATGCAGATTCAGTCATTACAAGCCTACCAGCTTTGCCTTTTGATACATTAAAATCTTTTGAGATTTTTTCTATTACTTCTTCTGCATCACCTCTTAATGATTTTTCTAAATCTTTTTGTAAAGTATCTAATAAAGCCTTTTTATTCTTCCATATTCTGTCTGAGAATGTTTGCTCATCGCTTGTCCATGGTCTAGATATAATCTTTTGAATAACATCAACATTTAATGCTGCAAATTTAAATGCTACATTTGAACCTTTCTGTAATTCATATGCTGTTTTATAATAGTTATCTTTGTATGATTCAATAATAAATTCATTTGTATTTTGTTGTTCATTATAATATAACTTTTCGATTTGTTGTTGGATTTGTATTTCTAAAGCCTCTAATCTTGAGATATGGACTTTTGCACTTGCATTTTCTAATTCTTTTTTCCAAATTAAATCTATACCATTTTCTTTTCCATATTTTATATATTCATCTATATCCCATTTTAATTCCTTTAATTCTTGAGTATTTAACCATTTTTTAGCTTCTTTCATAGTAATCTGATTATTTACTGCAAATCTTACTAACCAGTTATTTATTTCTTTTTTTACCGAACTTAATGTTCGCTCGTATGCTTCTTGTAATTCAGTAACATATTTGGCATCATTTAATAATTGTGCTTTTTCAAGTTCTTCAAATCGTTTTATCCAATATTCTGCATTGCTACTCATTATTTACCACCAACTTTTGCACCATCATTTTTATTATTGAGTTCTTTTATCATCTTATCATATTCAGATTCTTGTTTTTTTGTTTCTTCTTCTTGTTCTGTTTCTAGTTTTTCTTTTTCATCTTCTACATCATTAACATATGGATGTCTTGATAATATTGTGTCTCTACTTAGTATTTCCATACTATTTACACAATTTTCTATTAATTCTTTTTCATTTACTGTCATTGTTTTATTAAATACAAATTCTATTTCTTTGTCTGTATAATCTTTACCAGTTGACATTTCAACCCAGTTATCATAGAAAAACATAAAATATTCTAAACTACTTTTAAATTCTGTTTCTATATTACTGCAGTCTAAATCCAAATCTGCATATAGTTGTTTTAAGGCTACACCAGACTCTTGTGTTCCAAATTTTTCACTTTGTGTATCAACTCCAGAACCACCCTCATAGATGTCTTTTCTCAATTGCTCTATAAAACTTTTAAATGCTTCAATATTTAAATTTATATCTTTTCTATCATAATCTCCATCTTCATCTAAAAATACAGTATTATATGTAGCAAGATTTTTTTGAAATGTACCAGCTTCTGCTTGATAATTTTTTACAACATTTACTCCATCTGGTGCTTCATAAATCGAATCTCCAGTTCTAGAACATAATTCATCGTAACAATCAATTAACGTTTTTAATAAATGAATTAATGGCATTTCATCACCATTATATTTAAAGTAAACAAAAGGTATCTTTTTCCATTTATGTAATGTTTCTCCAATTTTAAAATGAGCTAAAATACTAACTCCTTCTGTATCTTTTCCGATTACCAAGTCACTTCTTTTTTCTACTTCTTCAATATCTTCTATTAATGAAGAACCATCATAAATATAATATCTAACTCCATCTAAATCCCAATATTCAACTTTTGTTTTCTTTTGTCTATCTGTTTCACTTGTATAAACTTCTACTTCATATGTCATTATTATTGCATCTAATATTTCATGTTCTTCATCTTGCCATAATGGAATTATTCTTGTTGCATATCTTAATCTAGCTTTTAAATCTCCATCATTATCAATATATATTTGCCACCAACTAATTCCTCTTTTTACTGCTTCTATTAGTGTATATTTAAGTCTTTTATGCATTTTATTATTAAATAAGTCTTTTAGAATTTCTTTATAATCTTCATCTTCTTTTTCATTTTTTCCTATTACTTGTTTTATAGTTGGTTTTTTTCTTAATAAATATCCAGCTTTTTGATTAATCATCTTATATAGTATAGGATGTTTTAAAATATAATTTTTAGCATGAGGTGCAACTTCTTCTACTCCATCTGGATTTATATATGTTCTTTTTTTATTTTCTATATCTCCTTCATTTTTAAAGTATTTACTTCCTTCTATCATTTCATTATATGTATCTGATTGCTTAAAATCATTTATTTGTAAATCAATGAATTTTGATAATGCCATTCCTTTTTTTGCACCTTCAGTAATTATCATCTTTATTTTATCCATTTCTGTTATCATTTTTCTTCTCTCCTTATCATACAAAATATGCTCCCCTCTTCTTGTTAGGGAATAGTGTTTGCAATAAGTATCTTAAAGCATCTAGTGCATGGTCGTTTTGTTTTATCGGTTTATCTTCGCCTTTTTCTTGTGCTTTTTCATCCCAAATATATGAATTAAATTCTCTAATAATATTTGGACATTTTTCTTCAACAATATGTATTCTTTCTTCATCCAGCCAATTTAAAACAAGATTTATTCCATCTATAACACTATTATCAGCTTCTTTTACTGCTATTTTGTTTTGTTTGAATAAATTAATTAATGATGTTGCACTAGGATCTATAATTACTTTCCTAACATCAATATCTTTAATTAATTTCTTATAGTCTTTTAAAAACATATCATCCGTTTTTGTAATTTTTTCTTCTTGGCCACTTTTGTTCTTTTTAGTTCCTTTATTGTAATATTCATCTAATATCCATACATGAGGTTTTCCATTTATATATTTTATTCCACATAATAAAAACACCTGTGGATTTGTAATTCCATAATCAGATGTTACATAGAAACAATCAAATTTTTTAGGAATATCATCTTTCTTTATGCAATGTTTTATTTTATCAAAATTAGGATATATAATACCTTCAGCAAGTACCCATAACCCTAATATAAACCTTTGATAAAATACACCAACAAACATTCTTTTATATCTATCTTTGGTTTCTTCATCAAGACTTGGGTTGTCATCCATTGTAAAATGTAAATGTAATATATTCTTTTCTTTCTTCTTATCAATCCACTCTACTTTGAACCAGTGATTTGGTCCTTCTGGGTTGCAGTTAAACCAGTATTTAGAACCTTTCACAGAACATCTAGCAAGTGCTTGGTTTACAAATGATTGTGGCATCAATGCAACTTCATCTAAAAACACACCTGCAGCAGTAATTCCGTTGAACTAAATCTTGTGATCTTTCATCTTTACCACCAAAGATATAGAAATAGTTTATTATTTCTCCTTTTGATATTTCACACATGTTATCAGCACGTCTATCTTTAATTTTATAGCCTTGTGCTCTTAACATTAATTTCAGCCAAAAAAGAACATTTCTACGAAATGCTCCTACTGTTTTTCCCGCTAATATAAAATTCTGTCCGTTAAATTTTGTCATTGCCCATAAAACAAATGATAATGACATACATAATGTTTTTCCAGCTCTTATACTTCCATCTGCTATAATTCCATTTTTATCTTTTACTGGACTATTATCTGTCCACCAAGTTAATATTTTCTTTTGTTTTAAACTGAATGGTTTAAACTTGAATAATGTACCATTTTTTAACTTTTTTCTTAAAGTAATAGCATTTTGCATTACTTTCTTTCTTAGATTAGAAATTCTTTCATCAAAATCTTTACTATTCTTCTTCAGTGTAATCATTCCATGCACCTTCTGTAGAATCGTTTAGAGCTTTTATGAAACTATCATCTTTCATATCTTCTGTATTCGAACTGTCATCTCGTGCTGCTTCCATTTCTAATCTAATTAAATCTAATTCAAGTTTTCTATCATCAGTTTCTATCTTATGATAACTGTCTATATATCTTCTTTTTGCTTCTTGTACTCTGGTCAGAGCCTCCTCTAATCTTTGTACGATATTTAGGGTACTTTCTGCTTCAGTTGTCGTTAATGTTCCATTATCTCTATATGAGACATTATTTGATGAACTTTTTGACATTCTTACAATACTCATTTCTTTACCATTTTGTAAGTCTTGTATTTTATTTAGTATTCGTCTTTCTCTAATTGATAATATTTTTATTTCTGATATTATTTGATATTTTTTATCGTCCAGTTCTATTTGTTTCAAAAGTGTTTTTTCTTCATCGGTAAGTAGATCATCATATATTGTTTCATATTCTCCTGTCTTTAATGCTCTTGTATTTCTTTTTTCTGCTCCTGGACCACCTTTATTTCCTTTTGCATTTTGATTTCCTTTTTTTACTTTACTTAAATTACTTTCCCTTTTCCATTGTTTCTTTTTTACCAAATAAAGAACTTCATTATAAGTGACACCATGTTTTTCAGCAATTTGTTTATATGTCTTACCTGCCATATAGTCTTTCTTAATTCTCGAAATTTTGTTACTATCTTCAATCACATCATATCACCCACCTACCTTACTTTAACAATTTATCTAATAGTTGCATTTTTACTTGTTCTGCTATTTTTTTCATCATGATTGGTGGAACACTCATTCCACAAATATATTGTACATTTGATCCTAAAAAGTTATAATCTTGTGGAAATGTTTGAATAATTTTAATATCTCTTTCTGTTGCATATCCAGGAACATCAAATCTAACAGGTAAACTTCCTCCTGCTGCTATTGTATTGGGAACTCTTTCATCTTTCAAATATTGTGTATTAAAACTACTTATTTTTCCATTTTCTGTTCTTTTTACTGTATCACCTAAATTTGAGTCATTTTTTATTCTTCTTTTCCATCTATTATATATCATTGTGTCTTTTCCAAAAGGCTTAAATTCGCTATCCTTTATTTCTCCATATTTTATGGGTTTTTCATTAAAATTTAATACTAAATTTGGAAATTGAAGATCTTGCCTAGTAGCAATAAAAAATACTCTTTCTCTTTTTTGTGGAACTCCCATTGTTGCAGCATTCAATAAAAATATTTGCACTTTATATCCAATCTCTTCAAATTTCTTCAATATTAAATTTACATATCCTTTAGCATTTCCCATTATAAGACCTTTTACATTTTCAGCTATTACTACTTTTGGTTTTAATATTGCTACTAAATCTATAAATTCAAAAAATAAATCATCTAATATTTGACTTGCTTGTCCTTCTCTAAATTTTTTGTTTTTTCCCCAGTTTTCTTCTCTTTGTCCTGCCATCGAAAATGTACTACAAGGAGGACTGCCATCTAATATATCTAATTGGTATAATTCTTCTGGAAATTCTTTTAATTTATTCATTTCTTGAATTCCCATACAATAATTATATTTTGGATGATTATTTTTCATATATATTTCATTTATTCTTTTATCAATTTCACAATTTCCCACAACATCAAATCCAGCCAATTTATATCCCATACTTGATCCTCCACCACAAGAGAAACAAGAAAAAACCTTATAATTATTCTTTTTCACTTTTTCTAAGTCACTTAAATACCATTCATATTCTGCCATTTTTCTCACCTCACTTGTTTACATCAAACATAAAGCCACATTTTGGACATTGACATTTGAATTTTTCATCACTGAAGTCTAGTATATTTACTTCTTCATTTTCTGTAATTAATTCTTCTGTATCTTTTATAAATTTATCTATTTCTTTTTCATCAAATCCAGTTAATAATAAATCAATATTATTATTTTCTAATTCATTAAATATGCTTTCTAATTTTTGGTAATCCCATTCTCCAGATATTTTATTAAGTGCTATATTTAGTAATTTTTCTTTGTCTTTATCGAAATCGACTATTATACACTCTATATTTTCATATTGTAAGTCTTTTAGAACTTTCAGTCTTTGATGCCCACTTATTACGGTCATATCTGCATTAACAACAATTGGTGTAACATATCCAAATTCAATAATACTATTTTTTATTTTTTGGTATTCTTTGTCTTTTTCCGTTAATTCTTTTCTTGGATTGTATGTTGCTATTTTTAAATCCCCTATTTTTATTTTTTTTAGATTCATTTTGTTTTCCTTCTTTCCTAAAACATTCCACTTGCTTATAGCAGTTTTTACATTCTCTTCTCATACACATATCATATTTCATATAAATACCTTCTTTTGCATAAAAAAAGAACCTGTAAAAACCGATTTACAAGTTCGTTTTATCTATATTATTTCAAAAAATAAAAGGGGATTTATCTTTTTAACATATTTTTTGATGTTATTATTATAAATTATTGACAATGACATGTCAAGGACAAGTTTTGGACAAAACTAATACTCTAAAAATCACATTTTTCTTATACCATCAATTCCAAACATAAGCACTGCTATTTCTTCAATTGCTGAATTTGCATCTCTTCTAATTTGCCTATCACTTATATGATATTTTTCGGACATAACATTTATTTTTGGTTTATATTTTCCTACTACATATAAATCATTTAAAATATGAGCTTTTCGCCACTTTTCATCATTTTTACTTTGATCTGCTTCAAACAAATAAAAATTTATAATTCTTTTTATGTGTGTCAATATAATTTCTGTTCTCTTTTTTGATGCTAATATAGATTGAACTACAGTCACTTCATCATATGATTGACAGAATAATTTATCTAAAACCTCTTCAACTGTTGCTGTTTCCAATTCCTTTTCAGTAAATGTTGCTTGTTCACAAGCCTTTACGAAACTTCTATAATTTTTCAATAATAATCGTGTGTTTTTTATTCTAGTATCATATGTTATTTTTTCTTTTAATCGTTCTTCATTTCTTGCTTGTTCAATCCCCTTTTTTATTCCCTTTGCAACTCCTTCAGTAACGAGTTGTTCTATTAATCCTAATAACTCACTATCTTTTTCAGAAATTTCTATTTTATTCATACAAAAACCCTCTCTCTTCTTAGGCAAATTGTATGCTATTTATTTTGATAAGTTATAATTCTATGATTTTTAATATGTATTACAATATTTCCTATTTTATCTTTGATACATTTTCAATTCTTTTACTAATGTATCTATTGCTTCAATATATCCATAACTATCTGTATTATCTTTTCTTACTTGGATATATTGTTTATTCTTCATTTTCTGTTTTAGTTCGTTTGCTTTTTTTATTGCTTCCTTTATCTCCATTTTCAGTCTTATCCTCCTGTTCTTTTGTAATGTCAAGATATAGTTGTTTTTCAACAAAATTCTCCCAGTATGGAGTATCTGTAAATGTAACTTCAAAGAACATTTGATTATTTTGATTTCCTAATATAGATTGATAACCATTTAATACTCTCCATTTTTTCTTTTGTGCATCCCATAAAGGTTTGCCTATTAATAATAATATTTGGACCCATCCTAATTTTTGATTAGTTACTGTTTGATTTTCTTCATTGTCAATTTTTTTAGGAATTTCACTTGATTCTGTCACATTATCGTTTTTCTTTGGCATTTTATTTACCTCCATTTAATTTATTTTTAAAATAAGCCCCATTCTGCAAATTTTTCAAATCCTCCTTTTGCTTGAATGTATTTTCTTGCTTGTTCAACTATTTCTTCATATGGTTTTCCATCAATTTCTGTGTCTCCTATTGCACAACATAATTTTACTTCTTTTCCTGTCTCCTGTGCTTTTAGAAAAGCATATATATTTACAGAAACATCTGCCTTGCTTAAATCCTTTCCATGAAGTCCTCCACCTGTTACACTATCAGCCATATCACTTCCAATTTTTCTGTTGGTAGCTCCTGTGTCTACATTTATACCGCCTGTCCAATCTCCTAACGGATTTATTACTGCAGTTGGATAAATACTTTTTAGATCTTCCGTTTTTGCATTACTTTGACATATAATTACTTTATTATTTGGCATATCTAATATATATTTACCGTCACTCTTATATTTATTATAAATTTGATGTGCTAAATAACTTATTTGTTGTTGTTCTTCAGTTAATGGCATTCCTTTAAATATACCATTATCACCACATCTAATTTCTTCTTTTTGATTATTTGCTAAATACTCATCTTGTTCTGCAGATATTATTTCTATTGCAATATCATTAATTTTAGTAATTCTATATACTATATCAAATATATCTGTTTCGTTATATTTAACTGAACTTTCTATTATTATTTTACAGTTTCCATGTCCTATTAACACTTCAACTGCTATTTTAGGATTTTCCTGTATTTTGTATCCTAAATCTACTATTGCTCCTGCTATTCTATCAGCTATTTTATCTGGATGATCTGGATTTACTTTTTCTATCATTTTTTACCTCCTAATATCAAATCTAGTTTTTTGTCTATATTTCTTATTGTATTAAAAAAACTCTCTTGTGCGTTATATAAATGCACAGTCATTGTTACTATTGTGTCCTTTAGTCCTTCTATTTGTTCTTTATATTGGTTTTGTAATGCTTTTATAGCAAATTCGTGTTGCTGCTTTAATTCTTTATTTTCTTTTCTTAATTTACAGAATTCATCTAATCTTATTTCATTTAATTTATTTATGTTTATTTCTTCAAGTAATCCCGCTTCATCTAAATCATAAATAAATCTGCCTTTTTTCTCTATATATCCTATCCATTCTTGATCTGCTGCATCTTGATATAATCTAGTTTTTACAATTCTATCTTCTTTGTTAATTTCAATAGTCTCAAAATATGTCCATCCTTTATTTGTGTCTTTCATTACTTTTTTTGAGTAATTTCCTTTTGCATCTTGTTTATATCCAAATTGTTCTAACTCCTTTAAATCTCTTTCAATTTTAATTCTATACATTTTTCTTTTCCTCCCTTTTTGATAAAATTAACTTTAATATATCTAATAGTTTTATCCATTCTTTTTCATCGCAATCCCATCCATAGTTATTGCATTGTTCTATGTCTCTAATCATTACTTTTAAATCCTTTGTTGTAAGTAGATGCGTATTTCCACCTATAACTTCACAGGTCCATTGAACTATATATGTCTGTCTTCCTAATGCATATCTTTCTGCACTTAATAGCATCATACTTATATCTTCTATTTTTCCATTAAAATTCATTTCCATAATATTTTTATTATCTTCTTTCTCAGGACCATCCAGTAAGTTTATAAATTCTTCTGATAATACTTCCTTATAAGATAGTCCTGATGTTTTAGATTTTTTCCTTGCATTTTCAATGATTTCTTTTGCTTTTTCGGGTTTTGTTATGGCATATATCTTGGCCATATACATACTAACTTCAGTCATTTCTTTTTCTTCTCGCATAATTTTCTCCTTTCAATTTTTATATTTTCTTTCATTACATCAAGTTCTTCTATTTTTGGATTAACATATAAGCATATATCATAAGAATCGTTTTCTTTGTCACATTGTAAATTTAAACAAATATTTCTTTTATCTTTATATTTTTCATAAAACTTTCTAATTTTTTTATGTATTTTTTTACAATCTCTTTCTATACTCATATTACAACCACCTTCCTAAATATTTATTTTCATATTCTTGTTTTAGTTGAGTAGCTGTTTTTTCTAATGATTCATTCACATTAATATTTAATCGACTATTTATTTGTTTTTCTATTTCATTTAAATTTATTGGTATTTTTGTATTTGCATCAATTCCAATTCGAGCCATCTTTACTTTTTTTTCTACATCTGCTAATTCTTCAAAAATAATATTTCTTGCTTTTGCTTGTTCTAAAATTTCTAAATACATTTCCTGGTATTCTCCTGTAAAGTATTCTTCTTCAAACCATCCTAAGTCCATCGTAACACCATAATTATAAAAACCTTTATTGGTCCATTTTTCTAATAAATACCAACATCTTTTGTAATTTATAAATTCCGATAGCATTTTAATTATCGTTCTTGGTGTTACTCCTCTATTACTATGGTTTTGAACATCTTGAATTGTACAGTACCTTATACAAGTTCTAAAAAATGCTTTTTCATCTTCTTTCATTCTTGCACCACCTCAAAACTATTTTCTTCAAACTGCTCGTGTGTTAATATTCTTAATAATTTAACTTCTTTATTCCTTATACTTTCCTTTATATCCGAATAACTAAATGTAATTGACTTTTTCTTAATACCTATATAAAAAATATCGCCATCTTCTTCAATTTCCAATACATCTCCTGGTTCTATTAAATCAAGAACATCTTTACTATGTTTTTTTATTTCTTCTAAATATGCACTGGCCATTGTGGTATCACATACAAAATATGTTGATTCCATTTTCTCATCTGGTAATAGTATTTTTTTTACAATTCCTATATCCCCATCCTCATTTCTAATATAATCATTTATGTTAATGCAATCTTCATTTGGACATCCATATGTACCATTTATTTTTTCAACTATATTGCATAAATCATTTTCATTTGATTTATTTACACATCTATTGCAATTATTTTTCATAAATTCTTTATCATTCATCATAAGTCATCCTCCTATTTTTTTACACATATTTTTTTCTTTATCCCATGCAGCACATTGCTCTTTGTAGCAATTTTCAAATTGTTGTGTTTCTACTAATAAGTGGTATTCTCCTCGTATTATGTTGTCTTCATCAAATATCGGTTTTCTAATATTATGTTGCATAATATTATATCTTTCTGGGCATTTCATTTTGAGTTTACTCCTTTATTTTTTCTATTTCTTGATCTAATGCTTTTATTCTGCTTTCTATACTTTTTTTAATCATTTCTAATTCATCTAATGCAAATTGCATTCCTTCTCTTTGCCCAATTAACTGTTGTTTTAATTCTTTCACTATACATTTCCCTCCTTTTACTTTAAAACTGGTATTCCACAAGCATTACTATCTTTTTTCTTTAAGCCTCTTCTATCTAACTTGAAATAACTCATATTTTCCCCAAGAGGTCTTGGTTCTGGTAAATTTATATCATCTTGCCAATTTATATGTTTTGCCATTCCTCCACATTTACATCTTATTATGAATGGACATGGCATTAATTTGTATTTTCCTTCAACACCTATTTCAAGCCACATTCTCCAAGTCTTACCACATTCTTCACATTCATAGGTCATTGCACCATGTACTAAAGTAATCCCCATTTCTTCTTCCACTTTTATTAAAGTTTTTATTTTTTCTTCGTTTTCTAATATTTCTTTTTGCAAATTTTCTTTTCTCTTTTTTTCTAATTTCCCTATATTAATAATCTCTACTCTATTTCTTCTTCGTTCTTTCGCTCTCTTGTTTCTTGCATAACTCATATTATCCCTCCTACTCTATTTCAAATAACACCTCAGCAAAAACAATTTCATTAGTTTTTTTATCATAATATTCTCTAACTATCATAAATAATGGAATTTGTTTTTTGCTTTTAAAAGAGATTGCTATTCTTGTTTTTTCAGATTTTGATTTTTTATTTTTCTTTCTGTATATATGTACTTTCATTCTTCATCATCCCTTGCTACTTGTAATAAACACATAATTCCAACACCAATAATTGCTCCTATTAATAGTCCTGCTATAAACATAATCATTTGCAACACCTACTTTCCATATATGTTATACATATATATCGTTTCTCTTAATGAATCTAACTCTACATATTGCTCATTAATTTTATTTTCTTTTTCTTCTATCAACTTATTTAGGTCATCAATTTTTGTTTGTGTTTCCATATTCATAGTAAAACATCCTACTATAAAACCTATCAAAAAAGGTATTATAATTACTATTACTGCTTTTATTTTTTCGTTTCGATTGTATATTTCTTTATCATAAAATTTCATTTGTACTTCACTACCTTTCTATAAATTTTTTTCCATTACACCACATATACTCCTCAGTCGGACAAAATTCATCATATACATATGCAAAATTCTCATGCTCATCGCAGTACATATCGCCATTCTCTGCATACATACAGTTTGCACATTGTTCACAAGTTACATTTTTTTTATTTTTATATCTTTTTCTTTGTACTGGCTTTCCCATAAACTCCCCTTCCTTATATTTTTATTATCCAAGCTGTTCATTAAATTGAACAGCTTATTTTTTGTTTTTAGTATAGTTCAATATCACTAATACCAATGAAATCCAAAACCTTCAAATAACAGTTTTTACATAGCCTTGTAAGTTTTTTGTTAGTGTATGTATCCGCTTTTTTTAACAATACCATGTGTCTTTGAGGTAATTTCTGTCCGACACATTGGGCATATATCATAATATCTGTCTTCACTTCTCCAACTATTATAATTTCCCATTTTACTCCTCTATATCATTTACTCCTAAATAGTCCAACATATCCGTATAGCAATCTTTACACATATTACATAGTTTTCTTGGCGAGTTTCCATTTTTAGCAACAGAAATAGTAATTCTATCTAATGTAAAGTTTCCACATCTTACACAAAACTTTTGATTGCTACTTTGAATTCTAAACATAAATTGTTCAAATTCTTGCTTGGACATATTTTTTATATCTTCAAATCTTACTGGATTCATAGAGTTTCTCCTTTCTATTTAATATTTACCTGTGTCATTGCCAAAGTTTTCTTCAGTTTTCTTTATCCATTCTTTCATTGCTTTTACAATATCTTGTCTATTAGCATTAGAAACATACATCATTTCGTTATCTTTTCCCTCTCCAAAATTAAAAGCTAATACTACAAAACCATAACCATTTGGTAATTCTTCATCTACCTTTTTTGCGATTTTTTGCATTTTGCTTTTTACAAATTCATTCATTGGATTCATTTCCCTATTCCTCCTTTATTTTTAAATTATATTTATCTTCAAAAACTTTCTTTTTTGCTATATACTCTTTTGTTTTAAATCCTTTTGTGTCAATTATTTCTGATGTTCCATCATTGTGAAACACAATAAAATCAGCTTTATATTTTAGTCCTGGTGCTAGTATAAATATAGGCTGCAAACAAAAGCCTTTGATGTCTCCGCCCTGCAGCCTTAATTTTAAATTGCAATAATAATCCGCTTCTTTCTTACTATCAAATGTTTGTCCATCTACAGATGTTTTTACTGCACCATATTTACTTTTTTTGTTTCCTTTTTTTTGATATTCTCTATATTTTTCAATATTCCAATGTTCTTGCATAATTACTCCTCCGGCATTTCATATGTATCAAACATTACTTCATCTTTTATAAAATCTTCTGCAATATCATCTTGAACACTTTTAGGAGAATATCTATAATATTCAAATATTGCTTTATAATATACTAATTCTTCTAATACTTGCTTTGCTCTTTCTTCTGTTTGGTAATATCCTAAATCCCATACTTGACTTTCAGCACTATTTGTATCAGCACCTATTCCAAAATCTCCAGATTCTTCAGTTAAATCTTCAATGAAAATTCTTGTTGTATTGTTGATATTTACTACTTCTTTTCTATTTTGACTTACAATTAACATTATTGATTCCTCCTAATCTTCAATATCACTTATACCTAAATGGTCCAGCATATCTGTATAGCAATCCTTACACATATTACATAGTTTTCTTGGTGATTTGCCATCTTTTGCAATTGATACAGTTATTCTATCCAAAGTAAAATTTCCACATCTCGCACAAAATTTTTGGTTACTGCTTTGAATTTTGAATATAAATTGCTCAAATTCTTGTTTTGACATATTTTTTATTTCATTAAAATTCATTTTATTCTTTCTCCTTATTTTTTTTAGCACATTTCAAATCCTTTAATATTCGTGGTGTATATTGCCTATTTTCTTGATTTCTTTTTAATGTTTCTATGTTTTTTATTGTGGCATCTGTTTCTGCACAAATACCCTTTGTTATAAATTTACTTGTATATGGTTTAATAGTGCTTATTAAATCTATTTTATCTTTTATAACTCTTCTTTCTTGAAGAACTTTTTCTAGTCTTTTATATGTACTCATTATTTCTATTGCATTTAATTTACTTAATTCTATTTCGTGTAAAAGGTCATCCCTTTCTCCTTCTTTGCTGTATAAATCTGTATTTAACTTTTTTTCTGTTTCGTCTATATTGTAGAAAAATTCCTTTATATTTTTTAATAAATCTATCGTTTCCTGCATGTTTTCTATTACCATAATTTTACCGCCTTTCCTTTGTATCTTTTTTATAGGTTGTGTTTGTTTCTAATAATTCAGATTTTCACTGTTTACTTATATTTTATGTTTACTAATCACATACTAATATGCATTCCTGTTCTATCTTTGTACAGGTCGCATGTTTCAAATAATCCCATTTGCTTTCCTGTCAATAAACAATGTGGAAAATTACAATTTAGAGTTGGAACACACCATTCGCAATTTTCACAAATTTTTAATTTTCTTGAAATTAATTCATCTTCTCTAATAAAGGCCATATTAGTAGTCCCCCATTTCGTAAATAGTATCCGTATCATATTGCCCACTTAATTCTGTTTGATCTAATGCTGATAAAATACATTTTTTAAAATAGGCTTTTGGTATTTGAATTCGTGATTTAGTATTAGCAATAGCAAAATTCTTTAAAGCATAACTTAATTTCTTTGAATTAATTTCCTGTATCTTTTCTCTTGTTTCTGGATTCATATACATTTCCTTTAAGATTTCCGTCATTTCAATAGCCAATTCTGGAGAAAAAATATACATTTCACAATTATTTATAAGTCTCTCAAATTCCATCTTTTCTGTCTCATCCATCATATTAGTTAAAGTTTTATTTTCTTTTTCTGGTTTGTGATTAGATGGATAGATAGATCTTATATCTTTTAATTTAATTTTATTTAATTTGATTTGATTTGATTTTGTTGAGTTTCGTTCAATTCCGTTGCAAATCTTCCAACGGTTGTTCAACGGCTGTTGAATTATTAACTAACGGTTGTTCAACGGCTGTTCCATTTTCGTTATTCTTTTTCTGCCTTCTTACTTCAGCGGACCTTTTTCCTGCAATTCTCGCCTGTTCTGACCTTTTTTGTTGTTTTTCTATCATTAAATTCATACGATTTAGGAAGGATCTACTATAAAATTTATCCTCTTCCAAAACAAATAGTTCATATTCATTTATACAATCATTTATAAATTTTTCTACATCAATTGTTGTTCCCGTTAATACTTTTATAGATCTAAACATTTTCTTATTATAATCTAATTTAAAGTCTTGTTCTTTTCTCATTCTTTCAATAATAAACCACCATAATCCATAGCTTTCAAATCCATAATCAGCACGCATCCCAACAATTTTTTCATCATAAAATGCATCACTATCATGCGAAAAAAATTCTCTATTACTCAAAATTAATTCACCACCAATCTAAAATACATTTATTGTTATATAACAGGCTCTACTATTATTTTTAACTTTGATTTTATTGCATCTTCAATCAGCATTTGAGTAACAGTTAACGATAAATTAATAGGTAAAGTTATTTCTTCTTTTTTTTCATCATCTATAATAGTTATTTTTGCTTTTATATCATTGTTATCCATTATTTTCTCCTCTCTTTTGTAGTCAAGTATCCATTGATAATTGTTGATTTTTATATACATCATTTAAATATCTTTTTTCACATATGGGACCAAAACCTTTTTGAATACTCTTCCATGTTTTCAATTCTTTTCCACACATTCTACAATTAAATGATTTGTCTTGTATATCTGGACACTTTTTTAATGCTTTTATTGCTAAACTAATGGCCTTTATATCCTTTAAATAAATTTCATCAGATTCATCATTTTGTATAAAACTAAGCCTGTCCCTTTTTAATTCTTCTAATTGAGTTATCGCTTTTATACTATTCATATAAGACCTCCATCAAAATGGATATAATTTTAATTCTAGATTTAATCCAGGTTTTGCTATTGTAGTATTTATTTTTGTTTCTTCATATACCTTATCTTGCATTATAGTTTGGTTAGAATTTGTATCTGATAAATGGCATAGTACAATATTTTTTGCATAACTTAAGTCATTAGATTTTAAGAATTTTATTACATTTTCTAAACTAAAATGGCTCTCTAATAATCTTGTATATCTAGTTTTATTTATTACTCCATTTTTTGCATTTTCTTTTGCAATTTCTTTGTTATAATTACATTCTAATAGTAAATAATTTAGTTTATTGAATTTATATTTAATATAATATGTATCTGTAGCATACATAAGTTTTTCGCCAGTCGGTTTATATTGAATTAAAAATCCCAATGGTTCTGTAGCATCGTGTTGTGTATCAAATGGAAGTATTATAAAATTTCCTATTTCAAATTGTTGTAATGCTTTTATAATTTTAAATCTATGGCCAACTAAATTTTGTTTTTTTAATGTTCCTGCAGATGCATATACATTTATTCCATATAAAGCAAAATTCGAGGCATATTTTAAATGGTCCATATGTTCATGAGTTATCAATACCGCTTCAATACCATTAAAATCAAAATTCAATTCTTTTTGCACAATTCTAAAATTAACACCTGCATCCAATATTAATTTTTCATTGTTATTTGCTTCTATTAGATAGCAGTTACCACTCGAACTGCTACCTAATACTTTTAATTTCACTAAAATGCTGGTCCTTCATTTTGGATTGGAGTCATTTCAATATTGTTATCTGCAGATGCATTTTCTTCAATATTTTTTATTTCTCCAGTTTCAATATCAATTAATTCTTTGTTTGCTTTTTCTTCTATTTCTTCAGCAACTTGTCCCTCTATCACATTTTCATAAGTATTATCATTATTTTCTATAACATATGCATAGCTTTCATTTACTTTTTTAGGATCTATTGCAACAGCATTATATGTTGCTCTCGCAATAGTTTTTCTGGCCATTTCTTCATACCAACCTTCAATCTTTTCTTTTCCTACTTTTTTGCCATTTTCCCATTTATCTTTTTCTCCACCCCAAAATTCAGCTGCTGCATAGGCTGGTTTTCTCTTATCAATATCTTTTTTAGATAGTGTTATTATTTTATTTCTTGATTCATCAACATATTGTATATATCCAAATCCTCCTATTATTTCACCTCTATCAAATGGATTTTTAATTATAAAATTATATCTAGTGATATTATCTTTATTTACTATTTCAAATACATCATTAGAATATATTAATTCAACAATTATGTTTCTAATTGGGTATAATGATAGTTGTGTTGCTATATATTCTAGACCTTTATATCCTTTCAAAAATCCTATATCATATTTTTGAGTTTTATTATTTTTATATGGTATTGCATTTAAATGGTTAGGTATTTGCATATCTAATCCCAATTTTGCATGATGTACAACAGCTATTGCTAAATCGTTCATATTAACATTTTGCCAAGTAATTGGTAGATTGTTTTTGTCTTCTTCTTTGGTTGATTTCCAACTATTTTTATTTAATCTTGCTTCTTCAGCTTTTTTCAAAGCATTGTCAATTCCTATAAAATATCCTCTTATAAGTTGTTTTTGATATTCATTTAAATTTAATGCTCCAATATTTCCTTGAAATTCTTTCATTACCATTCCTGTAAATCTCTCGCTTGCTGTCAATTCTTGCTTTTGTAATTCTGTTTGTTCTTTTTTTACTAATTCATTACTCATATTATTCTACCCCCAATTCTTTCATCATTTTTATAAATTTTTCTGCTTTTTCTCCTTCAATTTTTCCAACTGCAACTTTCATTTCTTTTTCATTATTGTTATTTGCTTCTTGTTCTACTTCTTGTTCCGCTTCTTGCAATGATTGTCCTGCAACTAATCCACTTATAAAAGCTAATCCTATTTTTTCTAATTCATTTAAGTTTTCTAACATTTATTTTTCCTCCTTAATTATAAATTTCATTCCTG